ACCGTCCTGAATATAATTCTTTAGAATACGAGCGATACACCTTGCAAAGCTGAACATGTCACTGTCCTTGTCTTTTTGTAGTTGCTCTACCATGAATCTTGGCTTTGCACCGTGCCGCAGACCCAAGGAAATCATGCGAGTGAACGCAGAATTATTAGGATTATCAAAAGCCCTCACCACATCCTTAACTGTAATGGTGTCGCCGTTGAATCCAAACGACAGATCATACCTATTGTTTCTTGTTTTAAAGCTGTGCTTTGTTAAGCGACCCTTGTCATATTTCTTTGGAATTTCAATAAGGCTCGCTTCCCCAGCTAAGATTTCATATGGCTTCCCCTCAAACAAACCTACGAGGACAACCCACTTCTCTCCATGGATGGTTGTGTGATGGATATCGCACTCCACATATTCAGGTCGCTTGGGTGCTTGATTTTGTGGGAAAGTCTCTTCGGCTTTCTCTTCATTTGTAACCAAAACACCGCTGCGGCTTCCATCGACATAGACAGTGATGCCCTTTAAGCCACGCTTCCAACCTTCAAAATAAAGTTTGCCCACCAACTCGGGGCTTGTATCCTTGGGTAAATTAATTGTTGAACTGATGGCGTGGTCAATGTTGTTCTGGATTACTTCCTGAACCTCAACCCTACGGTGCCAATCAATTTGGTCGCTCTCTGTGAAAAAGTCGGGAAGCTCTAAGTCCTCAGTCCAGCCGACTTGCATGTCACACCACTCTTGAACATTGTGGTGGAAGATTTCGAACTCCTTCCAGCGGTCACCGAGGTCATCAACAAAGTCAGCTTCAAGCTCTGCCTCGTCATGGCTCATTTTCCGTCGCCTAGTATAAGAGTTACGAAAGACTGGTTCAAGACCAGAACTCGTTTGGGACATTATTGAAACTGAACCGGTGGGGGCATTGGTCAGGATGGAAATGTTCCTCCGACCATACTTTGCCATGTCGGTCTTTAGGCTCTCGGGAAGTCTCTCGATAAACCCGTTCTTAGATTCCTTACTCCAATCAAAAACAGGAAAACAACCCCGCTCTGTAGCCAGATGCATACTCTCTTGATATGCACCATTCCGTAAAGTTTTATAAATGGAATCAATAATCGGCAACGCCTTTGGGCTATCATATGGCAAGTTCAGTCGAGCCAGTGCATCAGCCAAACCATGAGTGCCCAATCCCGTCCTTCTCCCCCGACTAGCCTGAGTCTCCAGATTGTTCCACAACTCTTTTTCATCGGAGGTATCACAAGCTTCTACAATTTTGCCCAGCTTTTCAATCTCTAGTTCAACCAAATCATCTGATAGACGCATAGCCGCCGACACAGTATTTTTAAACTCGTCAAAATTAAACTTAGCCCTCGGAGTAAAAGGTTCGGAGATAAAGTTTTTTAAATTGACAGAGATGAGGCGACACGAATCATAAGCAGAGAGAGGAATTTCAGCGCACGGGTTTGTACAAATTGTCCCAAAGCCCTCGTCCTTATATTCTTCTGCGGGGAGGTTGTTACAGATGTTATCCCACATCAAGATGCCGGGTTCTGCTGTTTTGGTGGCGGATTCCACAATTTGGTTCCATAAGGCTTTTGCGTCAACGCTCTTGCTCACGGTGGGTGTGGCTGAACCGACCGGGAATTGCAAAGTGAACTCATCACCGTTCTCGACGGCTTCCATAAAACTATCGCTAATTTTTACGGAAACATTCGCACCCGTCACCTTTGTTAAATCATGCTTCATGGTGATGAAAGACTCAATATCGGGATGCCTCACATCCATCGTAATCATAAGCGCACCACGCCTGCCGTTCTGCCCAATCATCCGACAAACATAAGAATAAAAATCTGCAAACGACCAAGCACCTGTGGTCGTTCCCGCAGAATTATTTACCGGGGTGCCATCCGGTCGCAGACCAGATATATCAAGACCAACGCCGCACCGACGCTTAAATAAGTTAGCAAGATCCCTTCCAGCGTTAATGATAGATGAGATGTTGTCTCTGGGTGACTCAACCACCACGCAATTTGATAACGATACATTGACATAATTATTTCCCACCCCCATCATGGGAGAACCTTGTGGTACGATGTATTGAAAGTTTTCCAAAAGAGAATAAATTTTTTCTTCGGAAAGAGCCCGAGGACCACCAAACTGTTTCTCAATCCTTGCAAACTCCTTGGCAAGCCTGTGGTGCATATCTGATGGGTTCTTTTCTACATACTCACCTTGATTATTCCGCAAACAATATTTGGTCATGAACACATTTGTTGCCAGTTCATCGCCCCCAAAGTATTCTAAGGTGGACTTCCTTACCTCGTTCTCCTTATACATTTTTTACCTCTTGCTTACCCTTTCTATTTGAACTTCTATACTTCTTGTACTTTTCCTTCAAGCTTTCAGCTTGCTGCTTTACAGTATTCGCTGCGACCTCGTTTGGTGTTGTACCAACCTGCGACATTACCTTAATTTTGACATTTCTCGTATCCATATAGACTGGGTATACCAGCCCATCGGGTCCATTGCGATTCTTTGCAATGAAGATTCTGCCTTCATTGTTGTTCTTGTCTTCTACTGTCCGAGATAGGGAAAAAATAAAGTCTGAAACGAAACACTTGTTGAAAGCTTCTGAGATGGATTCCATCGTAATCACTTCTGCGTTCAAGCCCGACCGATTGGTTTGGGATGCAGTCCAAACAGGACATTCAAACATTTGTGCCATGCCTCTTAGCTCTTCATAAATAGATTCCAGTTCATTTCTTTTCTCCTTCTGTTTATCAACAGGGCGCAATAAATCGGCATAATCTACGAGTATCATTCCAACATTGATCCCTCGTCGCTGTAGTCTTTCCAGATGATTTTTTATAGTGCTGGTCGAAGCGGACTTGGTAGGATACTCTTTAACAATCAGCCTTCCTTCGACCTCTTGGATGGCATCGTAAATCTTTTCTTTATTGGCGATGGTGTTATCCAAGGGAACTCCGGTGATGCAACTATCATATCGAGTTGCAACAACCACATCAGCCAACTCCAGTGTATAGTGTACAACTGTTTTACCCTCCAGCACCGCCTGCGCCCCCAAGTGAACCAGAGCCATGGATTTCCCCGCACCTGTGGGTGCGATGCAGACTCCTAGCTCCCCCGCCCCGAGTCCACCACGGCACAGCACATCTATTTGGTTCCACCCGGTGGATACAGGATTGCGTGCTTTTAATTCAAAGCGGCGCTCAAAGTCCAGAAGATAGTCATACCCATAGTCATTATCCGAGCCCAGCAAGAGAGCATCATTAATAGTTTTACTAATTTCGTCGTAGCTTGAAGTTTTAATTAAGCTAACACACTTGACCATTGCACCCTTGAGTTTTTGCTTGCGGCAGAAGTCAAGGGATACCTCTTTGATGTGTGGTGCACCATCGACAGGGAAAGTGTTTGCATAAATCTTAGCATAATAATCTCTTACCTGCTTTTTTATCACATCGTTTTCACCATCAAGCTCTGCCCGAAGGATGGTCGCCATCGTTTCCCGTGAAGGGTGCATATCATATTTTTCACGATAGCCGAAAATCTTGCCTGCAAAGATACGAAGATATTTTAACTCAAGAAAGCTGAGGTCCAACACCTCACTAATTTGATCAGCGAACACACGGTCATCCAAGATAAGTTGTACAAGCCCTTCTTGAAATTTGGAACCGTAATGTGAAAAATCTGCCTTTTCTTCTGCCATGTTTTTAATCCTTAAGCCAAGCTCTTATATAGTAACACATTCATCGGGCATTGTCAATCGAAATTTTATTGAAAATTTGAAAAAGTGTATCCCAATTCCCCTGCCCAAAACCATCCTGAATCATCATCTTCCGGATCTCAGTTTTATTAAATTCGAATCCGTAGTTGTCGAGAGCGTAATTAATTTTTTCTTTTCCCTGTGGTGAAATGATGGGAGAATAAAGCTGCATCATCTTATAATTTGTTTCAACCCTCTCAAGGTTCTCCAGAATATTTTCATGGATCTTCAAGGGTTTTTCGACCTCAGCACAAGCCTCAAATATCTGGTCAATCGTAACCGTTTCTTCACCGACCATGAAAGGGAATCGTTTAGCAATAGTAGCCAAGCCTGCGCCCCCGACGCCGGGTAGGTTATCTGATTTATCACCAGCAATAGCCCGTGCAAGGGCAAAGTTTGTAGGGTGGATTCCGAACTGCTCAACAATCGAATTTTTATTAAGCACCTGCTTCTGAATCGGGCGGAACACCACCGTTTCATCATCGCACAACTGAAAGAAATCCTTGTCGCTTGAAACAATAACCTTTTGCCAGCCCCTATATCTCGTCTGGTTTACAACATGTGAAATGATATCGTCTGCTTCAACAGCAGGGAGCATCAACTGAATAATGGGGGTTGAGTTGAGGTATTCAAACAGGCGAGTCTGCTGCCAAATTTTGTTGTCTACTTCCTCACTCTCGGTCAGGTTTCGAATATTCCTATTAAGGCGGATAGGCTTTCTGCCCGCCTTATAATCTTTAACAATAGTCTTTCGTTTCTGGGAACCGCCTGCGCCGTCCCAACAAACTATAATCTGGTCGGGCTTTGTCTCCCGAGTTAGCTTTTGCAGAATCTTTAAGAAACCCTTGATGCCGCCAATCGGTTGCCCGTTGGTAGACAAAGATGGGTCTACAATATACGCCCTGAAATACATGTTCAGAGCATCAATAACCAACAGACGCTTCATTCATATCCTCCGAAATTTTATAAATTCCCCACTCGCTGGGGCCAATCGTATAAACAACCTTTTTAATGCCAACAAAGAGCATAACCTCGTGGCACATTGAACAGGGCTTGCTCATCTTCCACTCGCCCTCTTTATTAACTCTTGCAACATAGATGGTGGAGCCGTGCGTAGTAGACTTATCAAGCCCAAGGACACATGCAGTCTCGGCGTGGTGTGTCGCTCGACCGGGCTCATGGCGGAATCTCTGTCCGAATGAAGTGTGGTTGTCGCTATTCGAAGAGATGTTAAGAACCGAGCCGCCCTTAATCAGCACTGCTCCATGCCGAAACACATCGTGCCCCGATTGTTCTGCCGCCCTAGCTGCCATTTTAAGACAACGGATTTCTTTACACACTCTCAACCTCTAAGACTATACAGGGGGGAAAACCCCCCCTTGTTTTCTATAGTATACTACAAGGGGGGGCTGGTGTCAAGGAAAAAACACTAAACTTAAGCGTTAGTTTCCTCACCTCCCTCTTGCGGGTCCACTTCATAAAAATCACTGGCGTTCCCTTCACGATTTTGGAAGCGAAGAATAATTTCGTTATCCATCAACTCCAAAACCCTTGCACGAAACTTTTTATTTTCCAGCTTCTCATTCCATGTTGCAGATTGAAACTTTTCTGAAGTACCATCAGCGTAATGGAGAGTGTACCACGCACCGCTATTGGTCAAATGTTCAGAACCCTTGACAGCCTCTAACCAACTTTCCTCATCCTGCACACCAACGGACTCGCCCCACAAGATTTTAAATGCACACTGGCGTCCTTGTGTACCAAAGCGTGACTTTTCCAACTTGACCTTCACTTCGGAGCCGATGCGATATCCTCGCTCATCCGTAATAAAAGAAGCCTTTGCCTTTCGCCCGGTCAGCCATACCCGCAAGCTATAAGTATAATGCATTGCTTTACCACCCGGCGTGAAGTACGGAGTGGTCATTGCTTCTGCTACATTGCTCGTAATATTTGTCTTAAGCTGATTCAATACCAAGAGTGTAGCCCCGGCATTTGCGATTGGTTGTACCAATTTCGCCATGCCCTTTGAGAGAATTCGTGGCTTCACAGCCATAGAACTCAAAGGATTGAAATCACCCTCAACATCAGAAACGCTTGGGGTAAGTGCCAAGCTATCCCAAATAAATAAAATTTTATTATCTGCGTTCGCTAAGAGAGATTCTATTGTTTCTAAGACAAACTCAACCGACTCGGCTTGAACATACAATACTTTTTCAATATCGCAGCCTGCCGCCTCCAAGAAAGAGGGGTCAATCGCCGATTCTGCATCAAAATAAACAACATCAATCCCCATCTTCTGGGCATTTGCTGCTACCTGTGCAGCCATGTAAGACTTCCCTGTTGATTGAAGCCCTGCAATTTCTGAAACCTTGCCCACTGGAATACCAGCAAGTTGACCCCTACATATGATGCTATCCAGCCAGCGTGAGCCGGTGGGAATCCATTCCTTAACTTGTGTGGGGTTGTCGTCTGTAAGGTTATAGGCTACCTCTCGCCCAGCAGATTTATTAACCAACTTCCGCATATCAGCGATGGAAAGTCTTCCTGCTTGTTCTTTCTGCTTTTTCCTAGCCACTTGAGCCTCCGTAAAATGTAAAAAACGAGACACCAGATAACCCCGTGCCTCCCTGTGGGACTTACTCAGCCTCTACTTAGTTTGGACAAACTGGTAGAGCTTTTCGGCAACATCGAGAACATCCTCTGTTTCATAGGGATTGATAGGCTTACGCTTGTAGCCTCCGTCATTCTCTGCAAGAAAATGTTCATTGCTTTCTTGTCGCTCATTGCGGCTCTCAAGGATTCCGATTGCCATTCCTAGCAAGTCGGTGCGTAATTCATACGCATTTCTCTTATCATTACTCATAATATACCTCCTGTGTATGTGTGTGTCGAGTAACACGGTTTGTTTGGGGCATCTGTATCCCATGCCCCCCTGCGGAGTTCACTACTCTTCAGTAGTGGTTTCTGGCGTGGCTTCAGCTTCGGCTTCTTCCTCATTAACGGAAAGAAGCTCAATGTCAAAGGTCAGAGTCTTACCCGACAGTGGGTGATTCATATCCAAAGTAACATCTGCTTCTCCGACGCCTTGCACGGTCGCAAATACAGGCTGTCCAAGAGGGTTTGCCCCCTGAACTACTCCACCTACCTGAAATTCAAAATCGGGTGGGAAAGCAGCCTGTGGGACTTCCTGTATAAGCTCTGGGTTGTGCTCCCCATAAGCATCCGCAGGTTCCACAACCACCTGCCTAGTTTCACCTACTGTCATGTCATTGACAGCAGTATCAAATCCCGCAATTAGTTGCCCCGACCCCAACTGAAAAGAAATAGGCTCGCCACGAGTGCGTGAGCTATCAAATTCAGTTCCGTCAGGAAGAGTACCAACATAATGTACGCTTACTGTTTGTCCCGTCTTTGGGACGATCTTTGTGTTTGCCATAATCAAAAAAATTCCTTTTTATTTTTAAAGTTGGGGCACCTGTAATCCCGTGCCCCCCTGCGGATACAACTCAATTATTCTTATGCAAGCAGGTCGCTGAAAGCCTGCTCAACACTACTAGACGAGCCCGTGGTGGAACTGTTCCCATACTGGGAAGTTTCACTAGAAAGCTCCTCTGCCGATTCATCGTCGGACAGATACTCATCCAACATACGCTGGACATCTTCTGACGACTTGCGCTCAAAGAGGGTGTTGAAGTCTGGAATACTTTCCAGAAGCTCTGCACACTCTTCTGACGAAATGTCAGGGCAGATCGCCGTAGTCCTACGGGACGGCATCAGCTTAGTCTGTGGGAACTGCGCCCCAGCAGGCTTACCGTAGTTAAGCTGAAGGTCTGTACCCGCTTCGACATCGGTGATGTCGCCGTACTCAGGATTGAGCACAAGCTGAAGAAGCTGCTCATAAACAGTCTTCCCAAAGCCCCAGATTCGGACGCCCCGGTTCTCCTCTCCACGCACGATGACGGGAGCAAAGAATCGCTGGCGAGCCATGAGGTTCTTCGCCATCTTGATGCTCTCGTCCGTGCCCTCATTAAAGAGTTGGCGAACAAAAGAATCCAACGGGTCATCGTCACCAAAGTTCTTCTTTGGACTCAAAAACCCGGCGTTCTTGCCGAGGTTATAGTGGAACCAGTACTCCTTAAAGGGATCACCGTCCGCTGTGGGCACGATTCGAATCGTCTGGTCACCGTCCTGTGGACGCCAGAATGCCGAGGTTCGTGCACTTCCCCGGTTTTGCGTTGCTGCGAGTTTCGCTCGCATCTTCTTCATGTCAATAGCCATTTTTACTTCCTCCTAGTTTGTTTTGGGTAAATTACCCTAAAGTATGCTTGGCAAATTTCCCAAGCATCTGGCTTCAAATAATGGTCGATTCTGGCACAGTTTCCTCTGCCACATCTCCCACGGTTGTGGTCCAATTGAAGACCCGAAACGCATTACGCTCCAAATCCCAGACAACTTCCTGACCTTCTGATAGCTTTGGACCAACGCCGCCAGCAGTTTTAGTATCAAGAAACTGTTGTGGAAGGTCATTCAGACGAACAAAGTTCATCGTCCTGTTCTTCCCATCGCTCTTTACAAATGTTCCTGTGTATGCTCTCACCAGATATCCTCTCTTTGTTTGAGTTTTAATGTACACCTAATATAACACTCTTTTCGAGTCTTGTCAAGTATTTTTTTTATTTTTTTTATCGTACCCGGCGATGAGTCCGAGTCCGATGCGAATTGTGACGGTGGCTGCTCCGGTGACTGGTAGTCCGATGAGCGTGGCGGTGTGGTTGCTCGTGGCGGGAAAGATGCGAACGATGCCTATGAATAGGGGCGCTACGAAGCTTCCAAGCTCCACGATAATGTCTTCCATGAGCCCAATGTGCAGGCACCCAGACCCAGCCAAGCTGTACTGTAACACCCACGGTACTGTGAGCGGAATGTGCTTCAGCATCTTGTGGTGCAGCGACACACAAGCCGAGCACCAAGGCTGTTGTTGTTAGTAGTTTTTTCATTTCTCTCTTCTCCTTTATTGTCTTTCCAATATAACATGCTCCGACTTAAATGTCAAGCACTTTTTCTGGAAAAATTTGAATTGCTGGAGAATACGCTGCGAAGTACACAAAATTTTCTCCATAGGTTGTCGAATGAATTGAATACGAAACGCTTGTTTCTTCTGCGGAGAAACCTCGCACTTGGTCTTTAATTCTTCGAAAAAGTTTGCCGTCATTCTCTAAGTCTTCTTTCTTGATACCATAATAATAACACTTATCGGAAATCTTGTTAAGGGGAAAAAATAATTTTTGTTCACCAGACTCGATATCCAGAGTTCCGATGGTATAGATGCGAACATGTTCTGCAAGTTCGCCACTTGTCTCAATTACCGACTCGGTGTGCTTAAAAACATTAATCATGTGCAGCACAGAAGACAACAAATCGTTAAGCTGATCATAATATCCGATGACCGGCACCTCGCCCATCACCTCTTCCATGTGAGGGTTGCTAACAAGGCAGATACTCTCAAAGACACCAGAACGAGCGTACTCTTGTAACACCCTGTAGCACAGGCGGTCCTGTAAATAGCCCAGCCCATTCAATAAAGACGAGTCAGGCTTAATATACAAAACATGAATCGCAAACCTCTCGTTTAACTCTTGCAAGACCCGCAAAGATGCCCCGGTGACGGCTCCAGAGCCAGCCATGATAAAAAGAACTTCCTTGGAATCATTCATCTCCGAAATAAAAGTCTTCAAGCGGGGTGAGTTTTTATCGTATGCTTCGTGCGAATCATTCTTGGGAATAGGGCAAGTTGTAGCGGTGCGCTTGAGCCCACTATCAAGACGATATGTGTTATACTGCGGATACTTAGAAAAAGAATCTGCAACGGCGCACCCTGCCTGTCCTAGTCCCACAATATTCACCTTAGCTCCTTCATTTCCCCAAAATTTTTACCTGCCCGAACTCCAACACGGTACTTCCCATATGGTGTATCGGAAAAAATATTTAAAATTTCTGGAAGCAATGCTCTCTCTTCGTCGCACAAGTCTAAAAGTAAGCTGTCATGTATAAGTAGTGAAATGGACGACTTCTTGCCTCTCAAATATTTCCATATTTCCACTGCCCTCTCTAAGAAAATGTCACTTGTGGTACTCTGAATGATATAATTGAGGGCATGAAACTGGTCGGCAGGGATTACCCTATCAAAACTTGTCCAGACCTCGTTACCATTAAAATATTTCTGCATCACAGCCTGTCGGTTGTAAGCACGACTTAACAGTTGGTCATCAGAGTCGGGATTATACAGCCATGAAAACACCCGCTTCTTAGCTTCCTCTCTCGTGGTTGTGAGTCCAAAAATATTTGATATATTCCACTCATGTATATCTTCTTCTGGTTGATTCTTACCCGACAAGGCAAGCAGTGTTCGAAGCTCCGCTGCGTTGAAATCAATCTCGACAAACCAGTCGTTTGTGGGGGCAAGAATTTTGCGATACTCTTTGTTGAGGGTGAGAATCGGAAAGCTGTTTTTATGGGTGGTCAACCTGCCTGTCTTGGTGCCGAAGGGATTGTATTTTACACAAGACTCCAGCATCGGAAGCCTCTTCCAAAGGGTTCTTGCTTGAGTCGAAGCCAAGTCATCACGAATCGCACTCTGGTTTATGTTTAAACCCTGTAAACCAACCTCGTGAGTCATGGCAACGATATCCGCCAACAAATTATAATTTGCTGGTTTGGGATAGCGGTCAAATACCGATTGAGTTATTTGATTTTTAAGCTCGCAAAATTCCAACAAGAACCTCTCGGGAACCAAGTGAAAAAAGCAATGGTCATCCAAAGATATTTGCGCCTCCTTGAACGAGCGCAAGAATGATTTTAATTTTAAAGAAATCCTATCCCAATCGCCCCTTAGTTCTTCAGGGCAGACCTCCGACAAGGATTTGCCATTGCAATATATCTGAGCGTACTCAATCTTCTTGCCTGCGAAATGAGGGGAGTATCCCCATGTGTGGGTTGGTTCTATACTCGACTCCGAGTATTCAATGCGCCCCTCTGAATAGATGCCGACGCACTCTTTTTT